GTTTTGGTCTATGAATTGAAACGATGACGTGAGGTTTGGGATTTGGGTTTGTCCGTTTATTGTGGTTGTTCCATCTATCGCCACGTTTATTGATGGGGTCGCCGTATTGCTTAAATTATAGGGGGTAATATTTATTTGTCCTACTTTCTCAACCGCCCCCACCATGTTTCCTCCTGCTATGGTGAGTATCCCCCCGTTGCGTTGAATCTCGCTTTCTTCGCCACTGAATGTTGGGTCTATGTCCGGCAATTGCAGTAGTTCTATTTCTGCCGTATCTACGGAAATGCTTTCAATATCAAGGGTTGTGATTTCAAGATCTGTTATGAAAGCAGTATCCGCCGTAATGGTGCTGGTGTTGATGTCACTTATGTTCCCAGTTGAAGCGTTTAAAATGTTTGTTGTCAGGGTTGTTGTTGTGATTGCGGCTGGGTTAAATGTTGTCGTGATTAGATTTGTTATGGTTGCCGTGTCGCTGACTGAAAGATTATCAAACGATGCGTTGTCGCTCGACACATTAGTTGTTGAGAATATAAAATCATTATTGGGTACACAACCGAAAATTTGGTTATTGAAACTCATTATATATAGTGTTAAGATTTTATAATCCGTTCTAATACGGCGTGGTTATGGGGTGTGATAAGTTTTGTTAATTGTTTGATTAGTTCTTCATATGGCGGGAAGTCTTCATCGTCATTCTCAAAATCAAAATCTTCTATACTTTCTGTTATAGTTACAAATGTTTCATAAAAATCCTTGGTTTGCTTGTCTGTGTTGGAATGGGACACCACACGACACCCACACGATAAGGCGTTATTGATTGCGTACGTATTGAATGACCCATCGTCCACGTTGATAAAATATTTTGCATTCATAAACATTTCTTTCAACTCTTGTGGGGATTTGAGATCACCCCATAGAATATGATTGATGATTTTATCAGGGTACTTGTTTTGTAACTTTGATGATAATTCCATTTTAGATTTAGATATGATGACGATGTCATTTGGTCTTGATGCTGGTTCAACTTTCATAAAATCATAAAAGAAGTGGGACAGGGTGTTTATCCCATGTTCCTTTTTCAGGTGGTCGCTTACTCTTTGTTCGCTGTTAAAAACGGGGTTTGATTTCAAAAGGGTCAGGTAATATTTATCCCTAAACTCAACGGCGGAATTATAGATGATGTATCCCACCTTTACTTTTTTTTGAAGATTGATAAGATTTAGGGATTGGTATTGACCCCCAAGAACGATGTAAATGTCGCCGTCTTTTGGTTCAACATTCCCTTTTAATAGTTTGACGTTTAGTCTTTCTGCTAATACGATTGCGTATTCATTCATCGACGAATCACACGACATAACCGACACTTTATCCATATATTCTATAATTAGATAATAAAATATTTAATTATACGATTTAAATTCCCATTTCACGGCGAACACCGGAAATGCCGCCCCGTCCTCTTACGAATGTGTTTAGGGTATTGCGTGGGATTGGGTCTGTTCCTACTGGGTTTTGTCCTGAAAGGTTAAATTCATCTGCACTCATTCCGGATCTCGCCCATGCCTCGACGATTGCGTCCCTTTCATCTGCTGAATAATTACCCCTTCCCGCCGGTCTACCCGCTCCACGCATAACCGGTGGTTCTCTTATGGTTTCCGCTGCTCCACCTTCCATAACTACTGCCTGTGCCTCTGGGATAGTTGGGTCTAATCCGTGAACTTGTGGTTTGGCGGGTTCCGCCACCGTGAATGCCGCAAGAGAACCGGTGGTTGATGAAAGGTCGCTCATATCATCTCGCCTTGCCGCTTCTTCGTCTGCCTCTCCCGCCATATCAACCGCCATTCCTTCATAAAAGTTGCGTTCCATATCCCGCATTCTACCAAAAATTGCTGCTTCCCTTTCAACCCCTCGTTGAAGATTCGCCCGTGATCGTTCGTCCGCTTCCTGCCGTGTCATAAGTGTTCTTGGGTCAAGTGCATTTTCACTTTGTCCGCCTCGCTCCTGTCCTCTTAATGTCTGCTGGGCGGGGGACGTCCTCAACTTCTCAATAATGCCCCTTAACTCCTTGGATTGGGCGAGGACATCTTGTGTCATGCTTGGTGCTTGTACTTGCTGTGCGAATCCGGGTGGTGGTGGTGGTGGGGGTAATCCTCCTCGTGCCGCCGGTGGTTTACGTGGTGCTGCTCGACGACGTGGTTTGGGTTTCATTTCCCCAATATTAATCTTGACGACTTGGGACACCTTCTGTTTTTGTTGGACGCTGTCCTTTACGACCTTTGATTTTTCACTTTTGGGTTTTTTCTTGGGTTTCTTCTTCTTTTGAAGGGGCATCTTCTATATTATACAAAGATTAAAATTCCAGCTGATTAAAGTTTTTGAAATACCGAAACTTTGACGATTTTTTAAGGGACATATCCACGAATAAAAATGAATATCTGTCGTTCTTCTCGTCCTTTTCAAATACGTAATTGAATATCTCGTCTGTATCATCTCGTTTGAATGGGAATAATTCCGTCATAATTGCTTCCCGTTCTGGAATATTTTTTGGGCGAAATGAAATGAAGTGGGACATGTTGTTCCTAATACCTGTCGGTAAATCCCTAAACTTCTGCACGAGGAAAATGGTAGAACAAAAAAGATGACGCCGATTTTGAACCAATTGAACCAGTTTTTTTTCAACTGCTGCCGACTTTCGCAGGGCAGATCCGCAGTCGTCAAAAATTACGACGCTGTGTTCTTCCTCATCTCGGTTGTGTTTGAGTTTATCTTCCAACTCGTCAAGGGTTGCTCTGTCAAGTTCACGGTAAATCTGGTCTTGTGGTAATTTTGAGAATTCGTCCCCTTTAATGCTTTTTCCTCCTATGGTAGGGGATACAATATATATGTGATCGAATACCCCTCGGTATGACTGGCGAACCCCTTTCACCTTCTTTCGCAACATCAGGGAATATAACAGGGTGGTTTTACCAGAACCTGAACTCCCACTAATTACCATGTTGTACCCTGAATACGACGGCAGAGGGTCACTAATCTTTGTGATTTGCTGGTCTAAATTGTTACTGGTGTTCCTGACGGATAATTTATCTTGTGTGTGTTCTTTAATGTCAAGGGGCATTATACTATATATCAATATAATATAATGTTTGTTTCCTTATTCCGTATCTTTCTTCGTTCGTGATTTCTTCTCTAAATACCATTTTCGCTTGTACTCACGTACCCTCTCCTTGTTTTCTTCGTTATATTTGGCGAGATATTTATTTCGTTCTTCTTTGTGGGTTGATGCATATTCCTTTTTTTTGATTTTGATTTCTTCTATATTCTTTTCGTAGTAGTCTTTCTTTTTATTGGCGATTTCCTCCTTATTTTTATCTCTCCATTCACTACTCACACGGCGTAGTCTTTCCCTGTTTTCTTCGGCGTATACTGCGTAATTGAACTCTCCGGCGTGTCTTGCGTTCATGGTTGCTTTTAATTCCCTCATTACTTCATCTTCCTTTGTTGTTGCTTGTCGTTTGGTTTCGCAGGGATACTCGGTGACAATAACCATATTAAATGATTCCCACCCTCCGTTTTCTCGTATCATCGTATAAAGTTTATAATGACTTTTTCCCCCTTCTTCTGCCTCTGCGTTTTTTTTATGGGCGGATTTACGACACGTGAATTGGGTTGTATGTCCCACGTAAAGTAGTTCATTTTTTTCCAAATGTTGGATTTTGTAGATCACGCATTTTGAATAATCCGTAGTCTTCTTCGGCATAATATCTTATAATATCTTATAATATCTCTTTAAGTCATTCAATTTGAGAACATTTCAACCAGTTCGCCAGGGGCAGGGATTGGAATGTCGGTGGCGATATGAAAATCAACCCAGTCGTCATAATGAATGTAAATCATGTCGCTATGTGTATCGCCATACCTAAACATACAAAGCGTGTTGTCGTCCCTCACATATTCAAAAGATGGTAGGCGACTATATTTACAGAATAGCTGGTGGAATCTGGCGTATGCATTATTATGGATACGGATTGTTAGGGGATTGCTTGGGGTGATAGTCATTTTATATATGAATATAAAATAATTCTTATAACCAGACGATGTCATTTGGTAATCCAATTTTGTAACAATAATAGAAACATTCAAAGTTACAAGATTTGGTTGGGACTACGTTTCCGTCTGGATCCATTTTTAAAAAGTTGATTCGTTTTGGTGGAATGATAATCTGCAATTTGTTTTTGAATATCCGCATATACTGGGTATTGATTTTTGATGACGGCATCAACAGGATAAATGGTTTATCTAATACGAGCAGACGAGGCATTATCTGTTTTGCTAAACTGAATGGTGGATTTGTAACTATTACATCTCCTCTATCTTCTTCAAAAAAATCAATTGGTTCATGTATCACGTCATATCCCATCTCCGTTAAATGAATTCCTGATTCACCGTCACCATAGAATGCCTCCCATATCGTTTTATCAGCTGGGATAAACTCTCTTATATCTTCCCAAGCGTGTTTAGGTGTCATATAGTCATCTTCTTTTATGAATGTTTCGTGTGTGAATGCCGCCATTATATCTAATTTATGGTTAGATATAAAATAAATCATTTACATTTTACGCTTTTTCTTCTCTGGTTCATCGTCTTCATCTACGATAAAGTCATCTTCGTCGCTGTCCTCCTCGTCATCGGTTTCCTCTTCGTCATCGGTTTCCTCAATATCTTCTGCCTCATCTTCATCATCTAACATATCACAGATTAGGTCATAATTGTCGTCGTCTACATAACAAGTCGCTTCAAGTACCTTCCCATCTTTAACCGCCGTCCAGTGCAGCGTCCCCGCACAATCCCTCCACACCTCATAATCGGGCAACTCGGCGAATTGTTCCTTAATGAGTTCTGCGATTTGGATTTGAAGGGCGGCCATTCTAATATATCCCTATATTATAATTTTGACCGGAAGACCGAGAATGTTTCTTTATCACAATATACGCCGTGTTTCTTACCATTCGCCGTCTGGAATACGTAAATATCGCCTATTGCCGGTGTCATCGTCCCCCTTCCATCTATGATGTTCGGTTCAATTTTATCCCAGTTCTTCATCATTTTCTTCAATTGAAATTTTTGTTCGCTATTTAATTTATCCATTTCCTATATATATTACTCCAAGATAATATATTTAAGTAAAAATACGCATTATTCAATTTTCTTCGCCGTCATCATCTTTACGAACATATCCTACAATATAGGGGGTTTGAATCCGCACACCATTTACCGTCCCCCTTTCGCCTTTGTAATTCCTACGCAATACGACGTGGTTTGTAATCATCGAATCAAACCATTTTTTATTCTGCTGTCGTCTTGCTGCCTTGTTTAGCAACATAAAGTAGTCACTCTGCTTGTAGTCATCATAAATGTCCTTTGTTAAAACGTATGCGTTGGGGTCGGTTGACACCTCAAATAATTCGTTGAACCACACATACCATTCATCACTATTCATCGCATATTCTTTTGTCAGTCGGCGGATACATTCAGGGACATATAGTTTAGTTTCTGCATTATCAAGAATATATTTGAAGAGGGCGGAATAATGATCGTCCCTGAACTGCTGGGTCTTGTACTCTGGGTTCGCCATGAACCGCCTATTTTTCGTGTCAACATCTTCTTCACTCGACATAAAAGACGCACGAAATGGGACTTCAATAAGGCGTTCAATAATGCTGTTGTCAATACGACTATTCAATTGAGGTTTCTTATTACATTCCAGAAATAGGGTCATATTCAGGGAAACTTTCGTATTGGCTTGATAAAGACCACGGGCGGATATTTCAGCACCGCCGGTCAATTCCTTCACGATTCCCATTTGAAGTTTTACCCCGTCTTCTGGTTCTGTCGCCACGACCATTCGCTTTTTGTGAAGGTTCGCCAATTCTGGGTTTGCACCTGTCCTCTTGGTTTCCTTTGTGAGAATATCAACCGACAACTTATACGCATAGTTCCCCAACAACTCAAACATAAGCTCGTTCAATAGACCCTTACCATTACGACCACCACCATTTGCGATCACGAACTTTTCCGGATTGTGACCGGTCAGGGAAAGGTAAAGCAACGACAAATAACATTTACGCTCTTCCTCTACTGGAAAGATGGAACACATAAGGGTATGAATTGTCGCCAGAGCATCTTTTGTTGGGGGTGTGTAATCCTTCCCTGTTGTCTGGGAAATGTAATCCTCCTTCTTCACCTCATATTTTTCACGTGTCGCCAGATTGAACGCCGTATTCTTGAATACGATAATGTCCGGTTTCTTATCAAAAATGTCCTCGCTGTCAATATGTTTGGATATGTTGAAGTCAAGAACACATCGTGTAATATTACTGATCCATGTAATTTTACCCATCATATTCAGGTAAGTCATTACTCGTTTTAGTTTCTCTTCTATTTCCTCTTTGTTCTCGTCGTTCAATTGATTCGTAAGACGTTTACGCAACGCAATAAAGTAGGTCTTCAACGTAGATGACACGAAGAAACGAAGAACGGCTGGGGATTTAGTATCTATCTTCCGCCACGCATTCTTGAAGTACAGGTAGAATTCGCCATTCTCTACGATGCAACAATCACCTTCCAGTTTATTAAATAGGTCGGCGTAATCACTCTCGGTCGCCGCCACTTTCAAAAAGTCAGGGACGGTGATTCTCGCATATTCAGTTGGATTACTCAATTTGGCGTAATACCGGATTGTCCCTTCGGTACACTTGATTTGGTCTGGGTCTTTATACGTTTCCCAAGCGGCGGTGAATCCCTCCTGTGTTGCCCCCGGTCGCCACATGTACCACGCCTCAACATCTGCTTCACCGAACCCACACTTCTTCATCGCCCACAAAATCTTAACCCTGATGTCACGATCATTTACGTATTTGTCATCAATAATCTTAACAAGGTCGCTGATAAGGGTTAGTTCGCTCATTTCTCGTGGTTCTACTTCTGTTTCAGGGTTTGGATCTGCCGCCATAAACTTTGAAGATATTAAAATATCATCAATATCCGCCATAGAGATTGGGGCGATTGTGTCCTCGCTCCATTCCTTATCCACCTTCTCCCATACGTGACCGCATAAGAGGTCGCCAGTGCATACCGACATACAATCAATAATGTTCTTGTCCTTGGGTTTCTCATCGGGAAGAAATTTCACCCATACATGGAATCCCTTTGAGTTTCCCCTACAATAGATGGACGAAAGCCCAAGCGTCATAAACATATCATCAACATCATAATCATTCGTGTCAATATCAATCACAGCATAATCGCTCTTAGACAGGTCATAAACGGCGGCGATGTGGTAATCAGGGGATAGGTTCTGTTTGGCGGTTGTCCTCCCCCAACCCTTCTTGAACCCATATGGGTTTCCCTTCTTACCGCTGTCAGGGCGGCAAATATATTCAACGAGCAGGTTTTGGATTTCATCTGGGGGCATAGACATTATATAATATAGTACTATATAATATCTTTAAGTAAATTACGCATTAATCATTTAAGTAAATACCGATGGTTCAATTTTGAGGAATTCCTTTACAATCATTTTCCACCTATAATTCTTCATCACATATTCAACATTCTTCTTTTTGTAACTTTCACATGTCCTCCGTTCCTTTCTCCATTCTCGCATATATGCTGCTGCATCTTCTTTCGTCTTGAATACCATTTATATCTTATAGTTACAAAATATTTAAGTTATTTGAACCATTTAAGTTATTCCTATAATATGGGTGGTAGAAATGGTTATTTTTTGCCCCTGATTCGTAAAGTATTTTATTTTTCCCTCTCATGGACACTTTTGTTTTTTGGGGCAATTTTTAACCATTTCTACCACCCCCTTTTTCAGGGGTTTCCTTATAATTCTTATAATTCCTCCTAAATCAACAAAAAAAATAAAAATAGAATAGTTTTATTTTTCAGTTTTTAATAAAGAACATGAGAGACTACGTCCCCGTCAATACGCCGTGCATCACCGCCGGTCATCTAACTTAAACCTTTTAAGATATGAAGTGATCGCCTTTTGTAACTCTGTATGAGTTCCCCAAAGGATAAATCTTGATAAACTCGCAGGATTTATTTTAGTCCAGTCCTCATTCGCCCTATGCCTTGCTATATAGTTGTAACGTTTTGCTTTATCTTTATGGTCTAAATATGTTTCACTACCTTCCGCCCCAAAGTGGTAAGTCTTACCATTTATTTTAGTCATATATTTTTTTGTAACTCTGTCGCTTTCACGGAAGAATTCCATTATATAATATGTGATGATATTATATAATGTTCACAAACCAATTAGACACCGATAATTATGAAACTGACGCTAATGGTTGGTTGGCGATAG